TTAAACTACCTCCTGGTGCATCTACATCTTTAAATTCACCTGGTTGTATTGGTGATGCTTCATCTCTAACTCTAACACCCCTTTGTTTAAAACCTGCAGGTAAGTTTGATAATGTTCCTGCGTCTAATAATTGACGGAGAGCCGACGTTGCCGTACGACTCAATCCGCCAATCATATGAATGAGTCCAAAGCCGTAAAATCCTAGTCCTGGCAGAAATTTGAAGTGGACGAAATATTGGATCTTACGTTTCTTTAGATCATTGGGCGCAAAGTTCCTTCTAATAGAAAGAACTGATCGGTTGCCTTCTTCTACAGTTACTATGTAGGGCAATTTTATTCCAGTCGGTTGTCCATCTGCTCCGACTTCTTCGAAACCTTCTAAGTCTAAATTAACATGACATTCTAAAACATTATAAATTGATTCTTGTCTGCCAGTCTTCTTAGTACCTTCTAATTCTCTTTCCTTTTTCTTTAAGTCATCATTAGTAGGGTCCATTCCTGGAGGACCTAATTCTATGTCCCTGTAGAAACCACCTACTTGTTGCTTTCTTAATTCGTTTTCTGAAATTTTTACAGTATGTATAACTGCTTCTGCATCTTCTAAACTTGTTGCAGTGTATGGCACGACTAAATCGTCTGCTGGTACAAATTTTGATACAGCTCTTCCTAAAGTTTGATCATAATAAATTTTTTTAAATGTAGATCCAGCTAATGGTAAATGAAATAACATAGAATCAAACTCTGCTTCGTACTCTTCCATTTGATCCATAATTAAATAGTTCATGTAATCTTTAACACGCACAGCTTGTTGCTCTGTTGCTGGATTTTTAACACCAATAACTTGTGTTCTTACTGGACCATCTGCTGGTAATAATTCTTTGTATGCTTGTGCTTGGAATTGTGTAACCGCTTCTGCTAAAACTGGGTGAGTTGCACCACTAGCTCCTTGGAAAGGTTCTGTTCTATTTTCATATTTAAATCCTAAAAGATCTAAGCCTGTTGTATAAGAACGTTCCCATTCTTTTCTAGAAGATTTATAGTCCATATAATTTTGGACCATTTCATTTCCAATAGGTTCTAATACATCGTCTGGTAAAATGTCTGCTAAGTTATCAAAGTGTGATTCTGTTCCCGGTATATTTATAGCTCCCGGTTCAAAGTCGATTGTCGCTCCACCATCTTCTTCAGGTACAACTTCAATTGGACCTTTTTCTACAATTTCTTCCTGAACATCAACTTGAGCTGCCTCTTCTGGAGGAAGATCAATTTGCTTACGTGTGTTCGGGAGTCCTTTATCTATATCTGCCATTTATACTCCTAGTCATTCATATCACCGATCATTATTGAACGCAACCCCTGTCTTTCAGGTGGAATTGCATTGGGCCTTCTGATTCCAACTATGCCACCGCCCATATAATCTGCTCTGCCGCCAGAAGCCTTATTCAAATCATAAAATCTACTTGGATCAATTTGCTGTAAAGCTTCTTTATAAGATATACCCTTTTCCTTAGCTATCTTTTGTGCTTGGTCATATATATCTAAAAAAGTGGGAAATACATCTGAAGCTTTTTCTCTTTTATAAAAAGTTGGTTCCTGTGTTTTAGGGTCAATATAGTAATTAGGTTTTGAATGTTTTGCTACACTGTATAATCCTTCACCTGCTAATGATGCAAGACCAACTGGTGTTCCAACCCTTGCTGCTCTCATTGCAAATGCAGGGGACATTCCAGCTAAAGCTGCTCTTTCTGCAATTTTTCTCAACATAGGGTTTTTTATTTTATCTGTAACACTTACTGCACCTGATACTAAAGGTTTAGCTAATGCAGCTTCTGCTTCAAAACCTAATCTATCTCCAGTTTTACTTAAATCATAACCACCTTCAGGTTCTAAATATTTAGTCAAAGCTATCATTCCTGTTGGTCCTAAACCAACGTTAACACCTTTGCCTAAGTCACCAACAACTTTACCCATGAGTGATGGATTAAAGAATGGGTTTGAAAACAGTTGCATGCTTCCTTTTGAAATTTCTTTATCTAAAAAATTAACAATTTTTTTTGCTGGTAATTTTCTTTTTTCAGCCAAAGCAATAAATTGATTTGGATCCATCCCAACTTTTTTCAAAGCATTTTTAAATTCGGGTTTATCTTTGTTTGTTTTTAAATAATCAATTAAAATATTTTGCTCAGTTGGAGCATCTTTAACTGCTTGTAAATAACTTTGTGTTCCAGACAAGGGTTTTGCTTTAAAACTTTTAAAATCTCCTTTAGGGGTTATTTCTCCTAATTTAAATTCTTTTGGTAAAACTTTTGATAAATTATTAAAAGCTTTTCTTTGACCCTGCAATGTTTCACTGTATGGCTTTTCTTGTAATTGTTTTGCAAGTTTTATGAAAGCTCTATCAAATCTACTTTTAAAAGTATTTACTGCTCTTGTAGTCGGTCTAACTCTAATTAAATCCATAGGATCTCTTCCTTCTTTGCTTTTATATAAAAAATCTAATGGAATATTGTGATCTAAATTATATTCAGCTACCTTACCAAATTTATCTGAAATAGCTCTAACTGCTTTAGAATAATCAAAATATCTTTTTCTTGCTTTTAAATAAGTGTTTCTTGGTTTATCTTTATACGCTTCTTGTATTAAAGAAGTCATTCTTTTTTCAAAATCATCTGTGAAAGAAGGCAAGCCTCTTATGTTTCTAACAACCTCAGATAATTGTTCTTTAGAATATTTTTGAACCCATGTGCTTGCACCAGGTTCTTTTGACAAATAAACTCTAGTTAATATTTTTTTAAGTTTATCGTTTACCTCTCGTTTTTTTAAATTAAATTTTTTAGCAATGTCTGGAGTATCAGTATCTGGATTATTTAAAACAAATTCTAATATCTCTGGTTGTTTTCCAATTGCTTTTAATACAGCTTTTTGAGCTGCTTTAGCGTGTTTTGCATATACTGTTTTATCTTTTGTTAAATAATTTCTAAGACCTCCAGAAAATTGATTATCTTTACCAGGAACAGGGCTCCCTAAAGCTTTGTTAATTAATGCTCTAGGTTTATTTACTTTTTCATAACCAGCATCAATAGCTTCTTGTGTAATTGGATAACCTTTTCCTTTTAAAAATCTATACAGTGATTGATATGATTCAGGTTTTCCTGCTTTTTTAGATGCTTTAACTTTTTCTTTTATTAAATCTTTATATTTAGCTGTTTCAGCATATTGCATTTTAGATGTTTTACCTTCATCTAAAAGTTCTTTTATTCTTCCACTTTTAATTAAACCTTTGTTAGCACTTGGTAAGTCTTTAAATTCTCTTCCATAATATTCTCGAGCTTGATCTAAAGCATATTGTGGTTGAGGTTTTACCTGTCCAGCTTTATAAAACCCAATCCGTCCACCGTGAGCCATGGCGCTTGGTTCATCGTAAACATCACTAAGATCTATAATCCTTTTTAATAGGTCCATTACTCCCCTAACATTCGTGCTATGCCACCGGATGCAAAGTCATCAGCTTCATCAGCCCACCTATCAGCGTCAGCTTCCGCTTTACCAGATTCCCATTCAGTTCTTTCAGCTTTTTTAGTTGGTTTAGATTTTTTAATTTTACCTGTTGCAAACATTTCTACTTCATCGAAATTTGATCCATGCTCACCGAATTTATTTAAAGTTGATTCTTCAAATTTTACATTTTCTGGATGTCCTCCAGAGAATTCTGCTTCTTCAATATTAAACTCTTCTTTGGTCTTCATACCTTTAGATTTTACTTTTCCTGTTTTACTAATTTCAGGTTCAATAACTTCCGATGCTTTATATTCTAATCTAACCGGTTGACCTAAATGACCATCTGCAAAACCATGCTTATCTATTCCAATATCAGCAACCACATTTCCAGTATCTAATTCCTGTGTTACATAAACATCTGTTTTTGAATTAGGGAGTTTAGTTTTATGAACAATAACTCTTTCTGCTCCTGAAGGAACTTCGGCTCCTTCTTTAATAACTTTATTTACAAGAGGCTTGAACCATGGTGGCATGCCTGAAATATCTTTAATTGGAACTTGAGTTAATTCTTTAATAACTTCTTTTTTAGCACCGCCTTTTAATAAACCAAATAATCCTGTTTTAGCAGCGCCGATTCCTGCAGCTCCTGCTCCCATCGCTTGTAGAAATAATCTTCTTGCTTTATCAATTCCACCAAGTTTAAATCCAGTTCTCTCGCCCAACATGCCTGCAACACCACCGTATGCTTTTGGTTCAACTGGTTTTATACTCTGATCTATGCTTTTTAAAATTTTAGCTGAATCTTTTTCATCTAAATTGCGATACATTCCTTTTCTATTGATAATGTCTTTTGCAATTTTTAATTGTTCGTCTTTACTTGCATTTTGCACTTTAGCTAAAGTTTCATTTACGAATTTATAATA